TATCTTGCAGATGAAGTTATCTCAATCATCAACTGGCTATATGATAACAGAGACCAAATTAAAAAGAAATGATAGTAAGATTATTTGACGTACAGAATGGGGTGGTAGTACCTACTGAACATTGCTATACAATGAAAGCACTTAAAGACATCATGGATAACTATCCAAATGATTATCTTAAGATCTACCAGTACTTATTCTACATGACATGTCCTAATCCTGATCTAAATATATTCTTTCATGTTCCAGCAATGGATAAGGAAGATCTGATACTAGACCAGATAGAGGCAGAGTTTTCCCCTGAAGACAAAGACATCTTTACAGCACTGCAATTCTGTTCTAGATTATATGAGACACCTACATCCCGCGCGTATGATGGTATGCAGAAAGCACTGGACAGAATAGCAAGATACTTAGCTACTACTCAGATTACTGATGGTAAGGACGGTAACATAGGTCAAATTAGAGCTATGGCAAAAGACTTTGACTCAATTAGACAATCATTTAAGGGTGCCTACAAGGACCTACAGGATGAGCAGCAAAGCAAAGTAAGAGGTGGACAAGGACTAGCATATGACTCATAATGAATTTTTGGAACGACATACCTACCTGGGATAATGGTACCTGGACTACTACTGACTTTGCTACAAGAGATGAGTTCAGAGTTTTTATAGTTAGTATATTCAAGGAGCCCGGTCAGTACGGTTTCAATGAAGATAGTACTATGATTTTCAATGAACAATCTAGACTATTTAATCAAAACAAAGTATACTGTACAGCACCATTTAAATCTAAGGACTTTATTAAGTACTGGGATGACCAGAAAGAAAGATGCAGAAAGGGTGTTATTGTAAAGTCTGGTAATAACATTTGGTTCTTAGCCAGAGAGTATTACATGTGGCTTAACTTCCTGCCTATCTTCAACAAAGAGATTCAAGCATTTGGGTTTGCTGATATACGGGATGCTCAGTATCATATGGCTCTATATGAGCTATTAGCTGAGTTATATTACAAGCATTCAGCTATTCTTAAAAAACGTCAGATTGCCTCCTCATATTATCATGCTGGTAAACTAATAAATCAACAGTGGTTTGAGGCCGGGGTTACGCTTAAGATGGGTGCATCCCTCAAGGATTACATCAATGAGAAAGGTACATGGAAGTTCTTATCTGAATATGCAGCCTTCTTAAATGAACATACTGCATGGTATAGACCTATGTCACCAGATAAGGTCATGATGTGGCAACAGAAGATTGAAGTAAGAAAAGGGGACCGCAAGACTGAAGTTGGTCTCAAAGGTACTATTCAAGGTATGTCATTTGAGAAAGATCCAACAAATGGTGTAGGGGGTCCAGTTAAATACTTCTTCCATGAGGAAGCGGGTATTGCACCTAAGATGGATACAACCTTTGGATATATCAAACCAGCACTTAAGTCAGGTATGATCACTACAGGAATGTTTATTGCGGCAGGATCTGTAGGAGACTTAGATCAGTGTGAACCATTAAAGGAAATGATTCTTAATCCAGAAGGTCAAGATATCTATGCGGTTGATACTAATTTAATAGATAGTAAAGGTACTGTAGGTATATCAGGTTTGTTTATTCCAGAACAGTGGTCTATGCCGCCATATATTGATGCATACGGAAACTCCCTGGTAGAAGAAGCACTTCAGGCTCTAGATGATTACTTTGAAGAGTGCAAGAAGAAGATGTCACCAGAAGCATATCAGCTTGAAGTATCACAGCATCCAAGAAACATTGAAGAAGCGTTTGCCCACAGGAAGGTATCTATATTCCCCCAGCATTTAGTCGGGGCCCAGCTCAGAAGGATAGAAGAGAAAGAATACGCATATGAGTTCTTAGATATCTACAGAGATGAACAAGGTATACCAAAGGTAAGAGAGACTAATAAACTTCCTATATCTGAGTTTCCTATATCTAAGAAAACGGAGGATAAAACGGGGACCCTGGTGGTTTGGGAAAGACCTGTGAAAGATCCAAGCTTTGGGATGTATTATGCATCCATTGACCCCGTGTCTGAGGGTAAGACAACTACCTCAGACTCACTATGTTCCATCTATGTAATGAAAGCTCCAGTTGAAGTAACTAAGGTTACTGGTGTTGAAACTGAGAACTTTATAGAACAAGACAAAATAGTAGCTGCATGGTGTGGTAGATTTGATGACATCAAGAAGACACATGAAAGATTAGAACTAATCATAGAATGGTATAATGCCTGGACGGTAATAGAGAATAACATCTCTTTGTTTATCCAGTACATGATATCAAGAAAGAAACAGAAGTATCTAGTACCTAGAACACAGATTATGTTTCTAAAAGATCTAGGTGCCAATGCAAATGTATTTCAGGAATATGGCTGGAAGAATACCGGGATACTGTTTAAGTCTCACCTTCTAAGTTATGTCATAGAATATACTAGAGAAGAATTAGATACAGTTACTAAAGAAGATGGAACTATAGTCAAGACCACTTATGGTATTGAGCGTATTCCAGATCCTATGTTACTCAAAGAAATGCAAGCCTATACAGAGGGGCTTAACGTGGATAGGCTTGTTTCATTCTCTGCATTGGTTGCGTTTATGAAAATTCAACAATCAAACAGAGGTTACCAGAAGCGTGTTATCATGGATGACGCAGCCAAAAACTTGCAAAAGTCAGATAATTTGTTTAAATTATCTATGAGCCCTTTCCGTCACATGGGAAAGAGCAGACTTAGCAATGGGCAAGGATTTAAGAAATCACCATTTAAAAATTTTAAATAAAGGATATGCAGGTATATAATGCTATGCAGCTCAAGAAAGGAGCTAAGGTTAAACATAACAGAATGGGTAGTATTACCCAGCCTTTACAGTTTATACCAAAAAGTGAAAAAGACCAAGAGTGGGCAGCCTGGAACTTAGACTGGTTAGAATGGAATGGCCTTAAGCAAATCAGAATGAATGCCCGCAGGCTAATGAAGAACTACAAGCTTGCTAAAGGTATCATAGATAAGTCAGACTATATTATTGAAGAAGATAATGAATATAGAGATATTGTAGAAACACTTACAAAAGAAGATAACTCTGCATTAGAATTAAAGTTCTATCCAATCATTCCAAATGTTATCAATGTTCTAGTAGCTGAATTTGCTAAGAGAACTACAAAACTTACTTACCGGGCGGTAGATGAGTTCTCATATAATGAGATGATGGAGCAAAAACGTGCTGCGGTAGAAGAAGTATTGCTATCTGACGCACAAATGAAAATTGTTTCTGCTATGCTTGAACAAGGACTGGATCCAAATTCAGAAGAAGCAAAACAACAAATGGACCCTGAAAAGCTCAAAACTCTACCAGAAATTGAAATGTACTTTAAGAAAGATTACAGATCATTGGTAGAACAATGGGCAACACACCAGCATAAAGTAGACGTAGAAAGATTCCGCATGGATGAGCTTGAAGAAAGAGCATTCAGAGATATGTTGATTACAGATAGAGAGTTCTGGCACTTCAGAATGGCGGAGGATGACTATGAAGTAGAACTATGGAATCCTGTTTTATCTTTCTATCATAAATCACCGGATGCTAGATATCTTTCTCAAGCAAACTGGGTTGGTAAAACAGATATGTTTACTGTGTCAGATGTAATTGACAAGTATGGATATCTGATGGAAGAAGAGCAATTAGAAGCACTAGAAGCAATCTATCCAATTAGATCCGCAGGATATAACATTGGTGGTATGCAAAATGACGGTTCTTACTATGATGCTACTAAGACACATGAGTGGAACACTAACTTACCATCACTTGCTTACAGACAGTACACATCAATGGTGGCTGGATCAGTTATGCAAGGAGGTGACGTAGTGTCACAGATCTTAGCTGAGAGTGAAGATTACAATGTTGCCGGTACAGCATACTTGCTAAGAGTAACAACTGGATACTGGAAGTCACAGCGTAAAGTAGGTCACTTGACTAAAGTAATGGATAATGGTGAAGTGGTAACTGAAATTGTTACTGAAGACTACAAGGTAATAGACAAACCTATCTATGATACAAGACTTTTCAAAAACAGAACTAAAGACAATGTAGTTTTTGGTGAGCACATTGACTGGATCTGGATCAATGAGGTATGGGGTGGTGTTAAGATTGGACCAAATATTCCATCATTCTGGGGTATGAATAACCCGGGAGGATTTACTCCAATCTATATTGGTGTAGATAGAAATAAAATAGGCCCTCTTAGATTCCAGTTTAAGGGGGACAGTACTCTATACGGATGTAAGCTTCCTGTAGAGGGTGCTATCTTCTCAGATAGAAATACAAAATCTACTGCGCTACTTGACTTGATGAAGCCATACCAGATTGGATATAACATTGTAAACAATCAGATAGCGGATATCTTAGTAGATGAACTAGGTACTGTAATCCTCTTAGATCAGAATGCGCTACCAAGACACTCAATGAATGAAGACTGGGGTAAGAACAATCTAGCAAAAGCATATGTGGCAATGAAGAATTTCCAGATGCTACCACTAGATACATCTATCACAAATACAGAGAATGCACTTAACTTCCAGCATTTCCAAAAGCTAGATCTAGAGCAAACAAACAGACTAATGTCAAGGATTCAGCTTGCCAACTATTTCAAGCAGCAAGCATATGAAGTAATTGGTGTGAATCCTCAGCGTATGGGGCAA